ATCCAAAAGTCAAAGCAAACGGTCTTCTTTCGCTCATTCTTTTACAAGTTCAAGGACAACTAAAAGCAAAGGGTGGTAAAGATTTAACACCTTGAGATTAATATTAGGACAAGTATCCACCCAAGAAGAACATAACCGTATTTCACCACCAAGTGATTGGCATTCTTTGGTGTGGCATACGGTTTTATCTATATCTTTTTCTGAGAATATTGGAGCAGGGATCTCTACTGGTTTTTCTCCAGTTTGTCTCCAGTAATTATCTATAGCTCTATCAACATCTCGTCCAATTCTTCTTTTGAGTTTCTCATCATCCTTAACGATAAAATCATTAAGAATAGTTTGTGGAAAATATTTTCTTTGTATCTCGTCAAGTATATCCCACAATCCAGTTTGAGACATACCAGTACATTGCGACAGGGTAACAACTACAGTTGACAATACAACTGCAATTATAGCATACTGTTTTATGTCTGGTTTCTTTTTTCCAAAGTTAATCATCAATCAGTCATTCCACCCTTCTTCTTTATGTATAAAAACTTTTAATTCTTTAACGTATGTTCTAAGTATCTGTGCCTGCTCTTCATGCCAAAAATTACCCGTCTCCAAATGAAGACGGGTGTGGTTATCTATTGCTTTAAGTATTTGATGTATTGGTTTGTTCCAACACTCACGAGATTTTGTATTGAAGGTGCGAGACATTATTTTATACCTTCTTTTTATATTTATTCTATTCTAAGTCTTTTATTGGTATTGATGTTTCTTTTTCCTGTTTTATAAGTTTTAGTAATTCTGCTGTAGATCCAACATATAATGCATTATTAGTTACGGTCTGTGGTCCATGATATGTATCATTAAGGTCTTTCATTTTTTTATGAAGATCTGCTAATTTATCTGCAACATCCGCAACATTTTTAATCAATTGTCCAGCAACTTCGTATGCCCGAGGATGATCTGAACTTGCAGCAACATCAAGTATCCCATCAACTGCTTCTTGACCCTTTTCAATTAAACTATACAATTGGGCTCTACTATAAGAATAATCTTTTTCGGCATCCTCAGATGAAGTTGATCTTTGAACAATAGAATTTAACTCAGATTTTTTTATAATTTGAGTTTCTACATTTAATGAATCTGAAATTTTATCATAACTATCCATAAGTATTATACATCCTGTCCTAGTGAAGGACTATAAGTTTTTCCACCATCGTTAAAGAACTCAACAGTTTCATTGAATCCAAAATCATCAGTAAATGCATCTTCAAGTAAAATTAAATCGTCATCTTGAGAATTGATAATATCAATAGATGCATTTGCTAAATGATCTTCTAATGTGCTACCATCAACTGCCCTATAAACTGTAATAACATTTCCACTTATAGATTTAATTTGCATACTTTCATTATCAATTCTAATATATGTATCAGTTGTAAATGTACTTGAGTCAAGAACTTCAAATTCATTGACTTTGGTATTAATATTCTCCACTAATGTTGTAGTGTTATCATCATTATAATCTTTAGTTGCTCTAGGAGTAAGAGTATATCGAACTTCACGCTTAGCAACATTTCTATCAGTATTACTAAAGAAGTTAACTTTAACCTTTTTAATTAACACATTAGTGTTATCTACCACAGGTCCGAAGAAGTTAGTTTTACTTGTAAAATTTAACGTATATAATAGATATCGCCTATTCGAATAATCTCCCTCATAATCATCTTTAAAAGTAATACTATTCAACACTACAGGAGTATCTCTTTTTTCACCAATTGAAGACACTAAATCAATAGTAATATTAAACGCTGGTTGGAAAAAAGGAATAATTTGCTCAACAATTTGCAATGCATCGTCTTGAAGTTTTGAAAAGATATTAAGTTGAAACCCCAGATTATATGGTACAGGCATAAATGCTTTGTTTACTATATTATTATTTTCTAAATTAACTGATTTAAATGTTTGAACGGGAGATCCCTTTCTTGTTGAATCATACTGAATACTATTCATTTCGAAGGACATTCTTGGTAGAGTCAGTGACTGCTTTTTGTTATCTGGTTGTTGTTCAATTCTTGCTAAAAATTTCTGAATAGGTCCATATGCAATAGGAACTAATATTTCACTTTTTTGATTTCCTGATGAATCTTGATGAGTAATATAGATTTCATTAAAAAGATTTCCAAAACCAATAACGTTTTTTCTAATAATTTCGTGATAAAAATAAGTCCCTAACATTAGTAATACCCAAATGGATTTCTTTCTGTACTATCTATAATTAAGTCTGCGGCATCTTGAATTTCTTTGTTTTGATCAAAATTTTCGAATGCATCTATATCAGTATCTGTCATTTTTTCAATTTTAGAAATTACATATACTCCAGTTGTCCCAATACCAACATTAGTAAATGTTGTTGCAGATCCCACCACAATTTCACCCAACCTAAAGGTTCCAGTTACATTATTTACTTTCAGAATACGAGTGTCAGCATCCCAGGTTTTTACAATTCCAGAAGTAGATGATGCAGCACCAACAACCAATTCGTTGAGTACAAAATTTCCAGTGCCAACACCAGAGGGATTTCCAATTGTGATAGATGGGATTGCAGTGTACCCAAGTCCTGGATTTGTAATTCTAATACTGTTAATTGTGCCACCAGCACTTACAATTGCTGTTCCAATTGCTGTTACTCCGCCAGGGGGTGCTGCAGTAAATGTAACAGAAGGAGGTAATACATAGTTAGATCCACTAGAACTTATAGTAACAATTCCAACTCCTCCAGTTGTTACAATTCCAACTGTTGCCGCAGCACCAGATCCACCACCACCAATGAATCTAATTAATGGGGATGTAGTATATCCTGCTCCAGGATTCGTAATTTCCAATCTATTAATTGAGAATGTCCCAGTAGTACCTTCTCTCATAATTGCAATTGCTGATGCCGAACTTCCCCCTGATGGAGCAGCTCCAATTGCTACAGTGGGAGTGCTTCTATACCCAAATCCGTCATTTGTTAATGTGATATTTGAAATCGTACCAGTCCTTAAAGTTGTTATGGCAGTCGCCGTTTGCCCAATTCCAACCAAAGTTAATTTGACTGAATAACCTTCCTCAGCAAAGTTGTCATCAAGATTGGATATGCCGGTATCTATAATTTCATCTTCATATTCAAATACCTCACATATCAATTCATAAACATATAATTTATTAAGTTGATAAAATTCAACCTCAAATTCGACAAACTTGATTTCAAAAATAGTATCAGATAGTGGGAAATATATTAAATCTCCTTCTTTGGGTCTAGTTGCAAGTTTAAACTCATCTATTACATCACCATTACTATCAATCATAAATGGAGAAATAAAATCTTCAAATCTTTCTTTTGAAATAATTAAATTTAATTCATCCTTTGATTGAATTCCAAATTTTGTGAGAATATCACCTCCTCCCCCAAATCCAGTATAGTTTTTAATATATGCTTCTAATGCATAACTTTCATCAAATGTGGAAAGAATATTTTCTTTTATTATTGTTTTTTCTGAAATAAATTTTCTTGGCATATAGATTATTTCTACGCCATAAATTCTAAGTTGTTCGTTTATTAGTTGTTGAACTAAATTCTGTTCAGAACTACTTCCTTGTAAAAAAAATGAATTTAATACCATATTACTAACCAATCATGTCTAAAGCGGGCATCTCATACTCATTTCGCATTCTTGATTTAATATCGTCAAGTTCTGTAATGGCATCTTGATATAATTGCCTTCCATTAAGTTCAATTCCTCCAGGAAGTTTAACTCCCTGAAATTTAATTAAATTTTGTCCCCATTGCTTCTTAACTAAAGAAGTTAAATACATTTTCAAAAATGAGTCATTATAAACTTTTGGAAAATCATTTGGGTCTAAAATTCTGTAACAACTAATTACAAGATAATCCCCAACGACAAGTCCTCCCCAATTGGTATCAATATACAACCTGTTCTGTCTTTTAGTATACCTAATACTCTTATCCGTGTTAATTAAATAATTAATAGTTTCCAAATATGATTTAACCATGCTATAATTGAGAAGTTCTATGGCAGTAAAATTATAAACATCATTCAAGAAAATTTGATATGCCACATTAAACATACCAGCAGAAAGACCACTAGTGTCAACTTTGAACACACCATCAATTCCAATTACACTATCAGGAACTTGAATATAATTACTGTCCTCCTCAAATGTAAAAGTTGTAGACCCCATTCCCGGAATCGATACACTTGGACTTGTAGTGGATACAATGCCAATAGGATTTGATACTTTTTTACCCTGCCCTCTATCAATATCTTGCTGAGTAAGTTTATATTTAAGATACATTTTTTCAATTCCATCAAAATGGCGTTCTTGAAAAAATTGTAAAGCATCATCTACCAGATCATCAATTTGATCGTCATCAACATTAATTTCTAATACAGGAGCACCTAGTCGTCTAAGACAATAATCAACAAGTTCTTGTCGTGAAGATGGCTTTGACATTTATGATTACTTTTTTTTATATTTATGTAAAGTCATCAGCATCTTTTCTTCTAGATTTTGTTGCCTTTAATTTATCGTTTTCTGCGGATAAAATTTCTATAGATCTTTTTAATCCATTAATTTGCGTTTCCATTACAACATTAGAATTAAAAAATTCAAAACATTTTTGTTGATATGTAGATATTATCGCCTTTAAGTCATCTTCGGACATAGATAAGAGGAGATTGGCTCCTCTTATTTATTGTTTTTTATATTATCAGAACGTTCCACCATCTACTACAATATTTTGAAGTTGAAGTTCACTACTCACACACCCAATGATTTGTTGTGTTCCTCCAGTACAGGCACTGTTAACCCACAGTTCACCTACTTCAATAGGAGCAAATGTAGTGACAGTAAGTTGTGGAGTATCAACAGTTGTACCATCAGTATCTGCACTAAGAACACTTGCAAACTTAAATCTCGAATCACCATGTTCCCAAATAACGGCAGATTTCTTTGCAGTCGTTGCAAAATAATTAAATAGGATACCTAAGTCCCAAGTAGTTGCTCCAGCAGGAGTAGCACCATTTACAATGCCCAAATCAATGGTTCTGTCTTCTACTGTAAGTGCAGTGGTATTAACTTGAGTAGTACTACCATTTACATAAAGATTACCACTAACTGTTAAGTCATCAGCAACAGTTACATCATTACCTGCAAGTGTAATTGCGACTGCCCCAGTGCTAGATTTAATATCATTTCCGGTAACCTGCAAGTCACCACCAACAACTAGATCTGTAGAGAAAGTAGAAACACCAGTAACATTAATACCACTATTTGCAACTATAAGTCCAGCAGCATCAGTGAAAGTTAAACTAGAATCATCTACAAGAGACCCTGAAGTTCCTGCAAGAACAATTCGAGAAGCAGTTAAATCACTTACAGTTGCCGAAGAAAGAACTGTTTCTCCTCCAGAAATATCAGCACCACCATTTGCATCAATTGCGCCAGTAAAGGTGGAGACACCAGTTACTGCAAGAGTATTGTTTAATACAGTATGTCCAGTAACATCAAGACCACCGTTGGCATCAATAAGTCCAGTAAAGGTTGAAATACCAGTTGCTAAAAGGTTTCTGGTTGTAATATCTAGACCAATTGAAGCACCACCAGTAACAGCAAGTCCACCAACAAAAAGTTGGTTATTAATAAAAACATTACTTGAAGTGAATGTTGCAATACCAACAAAAGTTGATACTCCAGTAACATTAATATTTGTAGTAGCAACACTTACTACATTAAGATTTCTCCATCTCTGCCCATTATTACCTAAATCATGAGCATCATCAGTATTTGGTACAAGACTTGAAATAAATTCACCACCAACATTAATATCGTCAGTATTAGCATCACCAATATTAATTGTGCCACCCTTAAATGTTACAACTCCTACAAACTCTGCATATCCACCAACATGAAGATTTTGCTTAACGGTGAGGTTTTTTGCAATACCCATACCACCATCAAGTTGAAGAGATCCAGTGTTCTCATTACCCAAAGTATTATCAGTAACATTAGAAACTGTAGTAATACCAGAAATATCTACATCACTATTGATATCAAGTAATGTAGTACTAAATGTAGCAATACCTGTAAAAACTGGGTCAGAAGAACCACTTGACCAACTTAAAGTTCCACTTCCGTCATTAGTTAAAACAGAGGATGCTGGACCATTACCTGCTGGAAAAGTGTAAGTTACCGCAGTCCCGACAGAAGCTGGTGCAGCAAGAGTGATTGATGTTCCACTTACTCCTACATCATGTGTTCCAAAAAGATTGATCCCACCGCCAATAGTTGTAGATTCCTTTCTCCAATATCTGGAAGAACCAAAGAATCTATTATCCCCCCCAAGAGTATTAATTCCAATATAAAAGTTTGACTCATCTGTAATAAAGGAGGGTTCTCCCGTAGAAAGTCCTACAGATGCAAACGCAGATTGAGGACCCCTTTTAAACCTTAAGGTAGGATTTGCCATTTATTTTTTTTAAATTGATCTATAATATATTTAGCATTTATTAAAACGCCCCGCCATCAAAATCAACATTATCAGTTCTATTTGGATCACTATCTAATACATTAATAAAGTCTGCTGGAATTCCTCCAGGAACAGCGTCTTGTAAAATTTGATCTGGGTCTACTGCAATTATTTTGTTATTACTTGCATCATATTGTAATACAAAATTGTCTTGTATTCCAGTTAAATCTACAACTACACCAGAAATTGAATTTGATGATGTAGCACTCATATTACTCGCTACAACTTTAGTAGCACTTTGGTTTCCAACTGCTACCCTTATATTATTTTGATTTCCAACCTTTACATTTATATTATTTGACATTAGGTACAAACTCCAGCAGTTACAAGAGCAGTTCCTTCAACAACTCTAGTTTTTACGCTACTACTATCTGTTAATAATACATCATAAACATACCTTCCAGGTTTTAATGCTGAAGTTACTCCCGCAGTTAAAGCAATTCCAACTTGTCCTATTGCAGAAACAATTGAAGTAGTAAAATTAACTTTAGTAGAACTTGCTGGGTGTTTTGCTAATTTTGCTTGAGCAGAAAATCCAGCAAGATTTTTTACTGAATTTGTGGTTGCATCCTCAAGAATATATGTAGTATTAAAGGTTGAACCTTGCTCAATTGCTATGTTAACTACTCTTGCTGACATTAGTGATAATAATATCTATACAAGTATTTATAGTTTTTCAAGTATCAATTTCATCATATCTTTAATTTCACTCACATCAGATTTTAAATTTTCAATTTCTTGTCTCTCTTGTAGTTTTCTTTCTTTATGTGTCATATACTCATTGTATTCGTTATAATTTGTGTTAATTACAGCTTTTGAATAATTATCCCTAGACAATGAAGAATGCCCTTCGACTTGAATTAAATTTATCATTATGCTAATGCAATTGCTCTTAAGTCTCTAATTTTTGGAACAAATGCTTGATTAGTTCCGTTCATAACAATTTTAATCATAAACCCACTGAATGGGGGTAAGTTATCTTGAGAATATAAGTATTCTAAAAATTCACCTTCACCGCCAGGAACAGATGCTTTGACATCATCATTAGGAAGCCCACTATTATTTGCTAGGTCAATTATAGTGTATGCAGTATTGTCTGTAGATCCAGACTTTCTTAAGTTATCATACCCTGGGAATGGAGAATATGTTTGATCTGCATCAGGCAAATCTGATCTAAATAATCTATAGAATACTCTTATTTCATTTGTAGAATCTCGGAATGCATCAAATCTAACTTGTAATGAAGATGCTGGTGTGGCAAGGGAAACTCTTTTAGAAACATATACTGCAGCATGAGGATCGCCCAAAGAAACATTTACACGACGATCAGTTACATAATTTGAAATTGGCTTATCAATTCTATTGGAAGTAGTAATAATATTCAATCGTTGCAAATCAATAATTGGGGAAAGGCGATCATTATCAGTATTGAATACACACTCTAGTGCAAATGATTTATTTCCAGGTAATGTAGATAATCTGGCAGTTTCATTTACTTGAGAAGCTATTATCATAGGTTGTTCATAATAATTAATATCATCAAGTGTTATTGGATTAAATCCGTAATCAGTAAATGAAACCTCTGTACCATTAACACTAGTACCAGTAGTAGTTCTGGCTCTTGCAACAAGAAATGTTCCTTCTGGAGTTAATCTAGCAATATTCGGAGTTAAGGCTTCAAACTGTATATTTTGAGTTGCTTTAGCAACAAATCCACCTCCACTTTTAGTGATATTAAATGATAGTGGTTGAAATCCTCCAGAATTACCAGTACTTCTATCTACACCATTGGAAGCTCTATCAATTTTTATTGCATAAGTGTCTAATGATATTGGATCTGATATTGTTGCAGATGAAAGATTATGAGTTTTATTAATTCTTCTTAAAGAAATCCCATTGAATTCATATTTGTTAACTGAGGAATTTACCGAGTGTGTTTTAACTAAAGTGTTGTCAATTGCTCTAGTAATTCCGGTGAGACTATTTCCACTAACGCCTTGATATGAAATGATTTCATCGTTTATAACAATATACCCAGGATTAGTTGAAGATACGCCGACGTTTTCAAAATTTGTAAGTATTGATATCGATGTTAACGGAATATTTGTAGTAGAAGTATTTGAGTACTCTGCACTTAAAGTAGTCGCCGGATAATCACTATCTAAAGAAGAAATAATAACTTGGTTACTGGCTGAATGCATTCCATGATTTCTATGCGAAATTATCATGTGTTGCCCATCTCCAGTTCCAGATGAACTGATTGTGGTTGGAATTGCTGGAAGTGTGGATGCTACACCAACATTATTAAATGCTAAATTGTCCAAAGTATTAAATGTTCCTTGAACTTGGTTCAACACAAGTTGATTAATAGAAGTTATTACACCAACATTAAATCTAACATTTTGACTTGTTGCTCCGAGTTGTGCGGATACTACATCTCCAACAGAATAGCCTCCACCCCCATTAGTAACAGTAACTATACCAATATTACCTGCGATTACTTCTACTAATGCAAGTCCACCAGATCCATTTCCAGTAACTGCATTTAAACTGACATTTTCGTAATAGAAATTTCCTGTAGATGGGGTAATTCCAGATCCAACATTATTTACCGTTAAATTAGGAGTAGATATTGTTATACTTCCAATACCAATTATTCCTGAAGTTTTTACTAATTTTGCTGTAGCATTTGTATTGTTGATTTGGGTAATTGTTACCCCCGCATTTAGGAATGTGGAGGGAACAGTGCTTCCAAGACCAACTACAATTTCATTTGAAGGAGTAAATATTGGATTTGGTCTTAACGTAACAATGTTACCATTACCTTCGGTTAAGACTGGATTATATGCAGTAAAAACTCCAGCATCCGTTACAAATTGTGCTCTGTGCATGACGAATTTGAGATCTTCATATTGACTTGCGTCCCAAGTTGATCCATTTTGAGATTTAAATAGTGATCCCATATATGGTTGCTGGGATATAACTACTTGTCGATCCACACCTAACCCAACAGTACTAATATCAACTTTACCCATTTGAGAAATCCAAGCATTATAACTATTTGACATAGATAATAATACTATTGCGTATTCAGTGCCTCCCTGTAAAAAGATTGGAGATCTGAAAGTAAATTTAGTTGCCGCAGTTCCATTACTAGAAACATTAACCTGTGATGGCTCTAGAGTAACTTCAGCCATAGGAACAATTGTAGTTGTTGGGTATCCGGCAATCATTGTTCTAATTTGGCATGTAACGGGAATTGCCAGATCTTTTGATTGGAAGAATACATCAATTGATGTCACAAAACAATCTTCACCTTTAGGAATTAGTACTGATTCTGCAAGAGGGTCAATCCATTCCCTCTCCACTCTAAAATTAAGTGTTGTTTTAGTTGCAACTCCCTGTTCTACCCCGTTTACAATTCTAGATTCTGATAGATTTAATGTTTGAACATCAGCATTTCTTGTGGAAATAATAGATCCTTGTTTTATAGATAAAATCCCACTAGAAGTAAATTTATGTTCTCCAGCACTTTCTACTGTTCCCGATATTGTAGAATTTGTAGAACTATTTGTAAGTCTAAAATTCTTAATTCCACTTGTAAATTGTGGATTTGTTACAAATTTTGGATTTGGTATGTATAAAGAACCAATCAAAGTTGCAGATGTATCAGATATCAATCGTAAATTATTAACAGTGGCTTCTGCGCCACTAGTTTCTCCCTTCAGTCTTGTTCCAACTCTAACTCTACCTTTAAATGCCCCAGTTGCCATATCTGATAGACTAGCAGTATCAATATTCAATATAGTAGAAGTTGCAGAATAACCAAGACTCATTTCTTGAAGTGTGTTATAAGGATTTAGTAGATATTCTGTAGTTGGTGCATTGTATGGACCATACTTGTGATTTGCCACCGCAAGTCTTGCAGTGAACTGTTCGAAGGAAGCTGACGTATTGACTGTTGTTGTGAGAGATTTAATTTTTTCTCCACCTAAAAATACACCACTATTCATAGTAACTTCTAAAAGTTTCGGGATACAATATTGAGTCATATCTACATTTTCAAAGAAAACGTACATTTGAGTTGACGGTTTAACTGATTTCGCAATGAATTCAATATTTCTTTCCCTACAATAAGGAATCACTTCTCTACTTACAAATTTTGCTTCAATTTCGGTTATATCAATTCTTGGTGTAATTTTATATTGAATACCCGCCCTATTCTGTTGTTGTTTTACATCATATTCTGCAAGGTATGTTTCAACAGAGGTGTCTCTAAATGTGGTCGTTCTGGATCTTCTACTATGTCTACCGCCTCCACTAATATAGCTATTCTGTATAATTGTATTTGTAACAACTGTTCCCTTTTGAGGTTTACCTCCAGGTTTTACTGTTTTGCCAGTCCATACAGTTTGCCAGGCTTTCCAATCAATAGGAGAAAGCCCTGTGTTTGGATCTGCTTGATATAAAGTAAGAAATGCATCATAATTACCACGCTCTTCCACTCTTTGTGGTTCGAGCATGGATTCTTCAATCCAAGTATCAGTTTCAGGATTTAATACAATGTTACTAATCCAAGTTATCACAGCGAATGGATTTACATTTACAACTCCTGACGCAAACCTTTGTTCAATTAAAGGAATTTCAGTATACTTAAGACTAATCAAATCTCCTGTTCTTTGAATATTTGCATTTCCTAAATCTGTTACAAATCTAAGATCTGCTGCAACATTTGCAGTTGTCCCAATTCCAATGGCAGAGGCAGATCCAAGTAAAAGATCTAATGATGTAGTATAATGAGATGGGCGCATATTACCATCTTCGGCGTCAATGCTAGCTTTAAAATCAGGACTTGCTAAATTATGGGCACCGTGAGATGTAAAATTATCTATAAAAATGCCATTTTTAAATCTATCTAATCCAGTTACTGGATCCTTAATTGAAAGAGTTTGAGTATCCAATTCAAGCAAACTTAATTGAGTATAGTACTCAATGTTTTTAATACGATTTTCCAGAACACTAATATCTTTCATTTGATATCTTTTGTGCTTTGTAAATGAAATAATTAAATCACTTTGAGAATTGTATGAATATGGAGGAATTGTAACAGTTGCAACTTCAAAGGCGTCACTTGTCAAAATTGGAGCAACTGGATTTTCTGCAGGTTCGCCGGAAACTGATTCAAAAAAACCATTTTTTGTCAATATAATTTTATCAATTCTTGGAAGACGATAAGAATAACCTAAGACAAGAGATTCATCTATAACTACATTTGCAGTAACTGATGACCCATCATTTGGAAATATTCTTGATACAAATTCAAATGGAGCAAAACCACTGTTAATATTATAATCAGATACTCTAGGTCTTAAATCTATTACATCTGAATGTCTAAGAGTATCGTAATCAATTCTAGGTAAATCAATACTATCATTAACCACTCTTGGTGGCCAACTTAAGTAACAAAAGAATTCTCCATCATCTGCTGTTGGAGTGCTGTAAAAATCAAAAATTACTGTAATTTGTCTTGATGGTGCGGAAAATTCAGATTTTCTTATAATTCTACCAAAATCTAAGTATTCTAATCTTTCCCCACTATCGAGTGAAAAGTTAGCGTTAATTTTTTTATCACCTGGATTAATATTAGTAATAGTTGCACTTACTTGAGATAATTTACAAGTAAATCTTTCATTTAATTGAAATTCTCTTTCGTTTTGATATACAAATTCCAATGTTGTGGAAGTCGATGATACCACTCTTCCAGCAGCACCAGAGGACTCTCCAATAAATTCATCACCAGATGGAACTTCTAAAAGGTTTCCAACTATATTGGATAATATTAAAGTTGGAATTGTTGGAATGTTATTATCATCAGATTCAAAAATAGCGTGAATTCTTAAAACTTCGGCTTTGTTTAAAGAAATTTCTCTATCTTGAACTCTAGTTCCATAAATTGAACCATAAGTTAAACCATCATTTAGAGATGTATTTCCAGTGGATCCTGATGCAGGATTATTAGATTTGTTTATTGTAAGTTTAGCGCATCTAGTTAAAACCTTAGATTTTGCATTAACTTTAATTTTTCTTAAAGTTCCAGTAAAACGAGCATTTGCATCAGCTGAGACACTTAATTGAGAAAGTATTATTGTTTTTGCATCCTGGGAAAATATTAATTTTCCTCTGGATAATGGCTCTACCGTACCATTAGAGTATGTAACTAAATACCTTTCTTCATCAAATGGTTCAAATACAGAATCTACATCTGATTCAATGATAACTGCTCCACTTGAACTTACAACTATTGGATAAGTTTTTCTAAAAACTAATTGGGTGTTATCTAAGTTTATATTACTTATATTTGAATGAGGCATTGCTTGGAAAAATGATGCCTTGTCCGAATCTTCAAGTTCTGGTAAAACAACTCTAATACCACCACTAAGAGTTTCGGTAGAAGGCAATCCCCCATCACATACATCAGAAACTGTAGTCACCCCAACTATGGTAACTGTATTTAAATTTTGTCCAATTGAGGTAACTCTATTGTAAGTTATTGTAGAAAATCCACTTCTAGTATATGCTAAGATATCATTTACAAATAAGGAAGCTCCAATTTTTCTGGTAATTAACCCCGTGATTGTACATACTCCAGCAGAAGCAGCACTAATAGTTAGAGGCAGATCTGAAATATCATCTTGAATCGAAAGATCTAAATCACCACTAAACGTGGTTACACCTACGCTAGAATATAAAGATTTAATATCAAATAAAGTGCTATCAGTTACACTACTAATAGTTGGTGATGAACTAATACCATTTACAGAAATTGATTCTCCAACAATAAAAGTTCCACTACCAGAATTTAATGTTAAAATATTACTATTTACAATTGATGCAGTAAGATATCCTTTAGAACCACTACTGTTACCCTCAATCAATGCCGGGACACTTAATGTTATGCTACTCGCAATTGAAACTTTTGTGAAGGTATCAATGTCATATAAAAATGCTTCAAATTTACTTGTTTGATTTGCATATGCTGCGTCTTTTAATTTAAAATCATAACACCGTGCTCTACCAATTTCCTCCCCAGGTGCAACTAATTTATTTGCCCCAATTCTTTGACTTCTTAGACTTAAAAATGTAGTTGTTCCAAATCCAACAATAGGAGATCCAGAAACATTATCCAGCGTCATTCTATTTCCAAAATTAATTGGTAACGAATAAGTATCTACAGTATTAGAAGTTTCTGGTTTACGAATATCTAAAAATGTAGAAGATGGTTTTTCAATTTCATATCCCTTCACATATGCTTTTCCTGGAGAAATTTGAAGTGTGAATAAATCTTCGGATGGGGTATTTCCTTGTGCAGTTTTTTGATTTTCAAAGTAAATGCCGGAATTTGAAACTCTGTCATTTAATGATTCTCTTGCAAATATTTCAAATGGTTTGATATAATAATCACCTGATTCATCATAAGTTCTTCTTGCAAGTTCATCTTGTAGGAGATTTAAATTGCTGGTATTTACAAAATCTGCAGTTGCACCATTTTCAACTCGCATCAATTCAATGAAGTCTTCATCATTGAATTGATCTAATGGTTTTTTAATTAATGTTGTGCTTAATTTAAATCTATCTGCTCCAGGGGCAGCAAAATTAGAAAATCCTTGAGAATTGTCATTTAATGTTGAGTCATCAAAAGATGTTACAATTTCTTCACTAATTAGTAATCCAATTCTATAACTTGGTAAATTATTATATTGATCTAATATTAAAGTCTGTGATAAAACTTTTGCAAAAAAGCCTCTAATGAAATAAATACCTTCTTCAATAAATGCTGCTGATCCTAGGGATGTTGAATTTTCAGAAATACAAGTCGCAAAAGGATTTCCTGATTTAATTACACTCAATCCATATTCAAGATCTTCTTCTACTAATAATCTTTCCCCATCAATAAATTTGCTAGTTTCAAAATCAGTATTTGATGAAGAAAGATATCTTATATAAAGTGTATTGTTTCCCCTTTCAGATTCTTGGTCGGTTAATGTATTAACAACTAATGCCTTGACTCCAGAAGTTTCTCCAACTATAGTCTTATTAATTAATTTATTGGTATATGAATTTACTGAGATACCAAAAAATGTTGCATCTATCTGAACAGAATTGTATTTGAAGTCAAGTCCAGTCTGCCCAGGAATAACCTTTGCACCCTCTTTAAACACATAGGAACCAAATTTTTCTATTTGATTTTGTAAAATTGTTTGAAGAGTGGTTAATTCTCTTGCTTGAATCGCAGTTCCTGGTTTGAATAGAACTCTATGATAATTTTTGTCTTCTTCAAAATCATCATTATATGGAATAACATTGAGGTTGGTATTTTGTGGCATATTATTAGAACTCTAGTACGATTTTGATGTCTTCTTTTTGAGTGATAGACCTAGGAATTGCTGCCCTATTATCTATATAGATGATTTCTCCCGAGTACTTTTCAATTTCTGGATTTGCAATTCCTTCTACAAAATTTTGGTCAAGATTGATAATTCTATTTCCCGAAGTAGTAGTCACTCCTGGGTTTCCAGCAGTTCCAAATGTAGTTTGCACTGTCAAATTTGACCCAGAACTTGCTCCTAAAATTGATAATGATCCTCCAGTAGCAAGTTCACTATTTCTTTTTAACGGCCAAAGTTTGTAATTAAATGAACTTCCAGCAAGCCCAACTGGTTGATAATATTTAAGAACTCCTGTAGTATTATCATAAGATGCCACCTTTCCTGCAGCAGTTGATCCAATTCCAATAACTTGAGTAATTACACTATCTGCAGTGTAAGATCCTAGTGTTGGATTTTCTAACTTAATTGCCCCTAAAGCACTTGCTTGAGAAACTGATAATACTTGAGTTTTACTTCCATAAGTTGTAGGATTTTTAATAATACCCACTCTAGCAAAATCGTTACCAACGATAAAATCTGGATTACTTCCACTATTTTCGTATCTAGAGTAAACAAGAACTCTATATGCACCAAGTTCTTTATAAATGTCTGCTCCATGACCTCCAGTTGGTGGTATAATAACATCAAAAGTAGCAATTGATGTTGAGGCAGATCCTACAGCATTTAAACCAATTGAGGTTAAAGCCCCCCCAGATTCATTTGCTGGAGCACTTGGATAAAATTGAACAGATCCTCTAGTATAATTTAATCCTCCATTGGTGACATCAACAGAATTTACTTTTCCATTTGATCCTACGGTAACACTTACTTTACCATTAACCCCATCTCCAAGAATTGGAATATTTTTATAAGTCCCCGCTGGTGAGTATCCAGATCCACGATTTGTTATTGTTACTATTTTAACTTCTCCGTTGATTGAATTATTTCTTACATCTTGAGAATTCCCAGTTCCCCAATCTGATGGTACAGGAACAAACTCCAGAGAATCAAATTTAATAATATCACTTGGCGTAATAGTATAAAGATATTTCCAAATATATCCATCTCCAGAAGATCCAGCAACTCTTGGTTCTAAATCAGTAAATCTAGGTTCATCTAAAGATTGTTGTCCAGTTGGATGTTCTGGATCCATACCATTCTGAAGACAAATGTAAACCTTAAAGTCTTGATTTACAATATAATAATTTGAATCATATAAGTTTGTAGAACTGGTTACTTTTGAAAGATTACTACTACTATAATCGTGGCGATACATATCATATTTTGTACCCGATGTCCAAGTGGTTTTTCTAACCATTCTTTTTACATCTTGGGTGGTCACTTTTTTCAAAGCAATCATTGTATCAAAATAGTCATTTTGCTCCCGAAACATATCCTTAGGAGCAGGAGTATTTGTATTCCAGTCAGTGGTTCCCGATCCAGTTGCGACATCAGTTGAATTGGGAAGACCTATAAAAGTGTAATAAGCATTAGTTGTCGTACCAATGCCAGTGAAACTTTTAACAAAAGTTTCAGCGTTCAATATTCTAAATTGATCTGAAATAATAGCAGACATTTCTTATGATTTTTTATTTATTTATCTTAGTTTTCATATTGTGCTTTTAACGGTGTTCTTCTAATCACCAATGGAGAAGTTTGTATTCCAGTAAACCCATTAGTTTTGATTACAGAGAATGTTTTTGGGTCAATTCGTGTAGAAAAATTAAATAATTTACCCCAACTATAATTACCAACCTTTCCCGTAGTATCTAGACCAACTTTATCAACTGTTACTGATGTAGATGCAACTCCAACAACTGAAATAACATTACTAAACACAGTTACAATTCCAGAAACTCCATTATTAATAACTTGGTCTGCTCTGTATATATTATCTATAAATGATGTTCCAATACCGACGGTTGTAATTCCAGATGAGACATAAATTGAAGTTACTCCAGTTCCAGTAATAGTATTAAATGCAACAAAGTAATCTCCTGTTGAAATCCCACTTCTTACAATTAAGGGATTTAAATCAATGGTGCTTCCAATTTTTGTAGTATTTAATCCAACATCACTTTGTAATGTGAATATAATCATTGGTGTAGTGGTAGAAATACCAGAGGCACTAGTTCCAATTCCAATCAATTTGCCATAATCCCCAATAACATTTACACTATCAATATTTTCATAAACTGCTGTTGGAGGAGAAATAATTACTCCAATATCCGAAGTTGAAATATAACCAAATCCACCATTATTTACGGTAATTGAATAGATAGATCCTCCAACAGAAACGTTTGCTGTTACAGCCGCATCTGATAGCTCTGGAGAGCTAATTAAGTACTGACTTGTAGAACCAACTCCAATAACAGAATTGCCATTATTAGTCAATGCAAATATTGTTGGGGTAACTGATGATTTTAAGAACCAATCTATTCCATTGATTGAATTTGCAACAACTCCATTTTCCCCAGCTACAACAAACACATCACCAACAAAGGTAACAGATAATAAATTATTGCTAGTCGATAAAGAATTTATTGTCCAAGGTCCAATTAAAGCAGTTGAATATCCTACTGTACCACTATCACCCACAACTACATACTTACTATTACCATAAACGATATCATTTAGATTAGCATATCCACCATTGGGTTCCCTTTCAACTCTAAATTGTCTGTTTGTAATATTTCCCATTAAGGAAGACATAATAACACCATTATTTCCAATAACAACAAATCTGGAGTCTATATCAGAATAGATAACCGAATTTAAAGTATTTGTAACATTTGAAATTATATCTCCATTAATATTGACAAAAGAATTTGCATTAATTAGCCAAGCTGTACCAATTCCACTTATTCCCTCTGTGATGGGAACTCCATTGTCCAACCAATTTACTGCTTGGGGATAAACATAATCAGAAACAAATACACTACCTCCAGTACCAACAGCAACAAATGTGCTAGATCCATAAGCAACCGAATTAAGTTTTCTAGTTGTTGTAGATACTGCAAACTCAAATCTACCAAAAGTACCAGGATAGTAAAGATAAATTATACCAGGATTCCAGTTTGAAGCATTATCCGTCGAATACCCAACTTTGGCATCAGACCCAACTCCAACCCAAATATCATCTCCATAAGCAATAGAATTTAATTGATTATTTGTTGTGAAACTTGGAGTAGTTCTTCTCCAAGTTTCAAGATTGTTTGAAGTTGAAATTCCCCCATTATCATCACACACAACGTAAATAAAATCATCGCTTCTATATTGAATATCTTTAAGATTTGTATTTGATATGGTTGTGGTAACTCCTACAGACCAAGTTTTTCCAATCTCTTTAATTTGAGATCTTGAATAAAATGCAACTTCTGGAGAATCCACATAACCAGATCCTGGTATGGTTACAACTAATGATGTAATTGTTCCTGCGGAAGAAACATTAGTAACTAATGCATCCGCTGCCGAAGTTTCAATATCTTTAATAATTTTTATATTGTTATCGGATTCTTGCGTTTCATCAATAATCCTAAAATCTGGATATGCATTTTGAACATATATTTCAGCGTCTGATGCAGAAAAATCTTTAATTATCCTAGTTGTTGGTGATATTCTTGGTTCTAAATAATTTCTCGATTTATTAACGATGACCCCATCAATAATTAAATCAGATGTTTGTTTTGTCCAAGTCAGTGGTCTGATAAAACTTAGATTTGTTGAAATACCAACATCATTATAATTTAATGTTTCAACTTTATCTGATGCGGATAAATTAACAATTAATCTATTAATTTGTGACGAAACATTATCCTTTAACTCTAACTTTAATTCATCACCAACTTTAACTGACTGTAATGGAGTTAGAGTTACAACATCAGAAGTCGATCCTTGGAAGAATAAAAATTTTAATTTACTTCCAGCTGTTGGCGCACTTGTAAATAAAATATTAGTACCGCTTGTAAATTTATAATCTTTTTCAGGTATTTGTAGTATATCATTAATGAATACAATTAAATTATTTTGAAGAACTAAATCAGATCCATCACCCTTTTCAATACTATATGGTTCTGGTGACAATCCAGTTGTTCTTGTGATTGCAAATAATTTTCTAATTCCGTTAAACTCATTTGAAAAATCATCAAGTTTAACTAATTCCCCAAAAATCCATCCAGAAAATTCATCTGCATATGTACTGATAATTCTAAATGTGCAGGTACTTCCTATTCCAGTTACAGACGGGCTACTTAATGAAAGAACATCATTTATTTTATAACCAATACCTCGATTTGTTACATCAAAAGAGATAACAGATCCGCCAGTTCCAACAACAACATTTACCTTAGCGCCACTTCCAAATCCTCCAGTTAAAGAAACATTTGGATATGAGCCAGTAGTATACCCAGTTCCAACTCCAATAGATACTTCATTAATAATACCATTTCTCGGTAAAGTTTCTCTATCTGTTCCAGTAAATGTAATTGTAGTAATTCCCGATATACCATCATCTGATAAAACATAATCCGTAGTTGCATTGACCCCAATGGGTCTTTGGAAGATATTGTTAATTAAAATTATTCCCCCACCAAATGTAGTAATTCCAGAAATATTATTTTGATTTGATTTTAAAATAAATGTTTTTCCAGTTCCCGCATTTCCTGTAAATTGAGAAGAAATATCGTCAATGATGTAGTTCAAATCATAATTATTTCTATAGAAAATTCTACCAGCAAATGTAGTATTTGTAGAAATTCCCACATTTAAGGTTGTCAAACCAACAGGTCCATATGGGGCAGAATTAAAATATATGTCACCTTTAAAAATGGTATAATCCCCAGAAATAACTGATGCTGCTGCCCCAACTGTATGTGCAGTGGAAACAGTATTAAATTGTGCTCTACTTACTGATAAAACATTTGTAGAGCCAAGTCCCACCACATTAACTTTTAAAATCTCGTCGTCAATTTTCAATAATGTATTGGATGTTATTGAAGTTATTCCTGTTACTGTTATAGTGGTGCTTCCAATACCAATTGCAGTAGAAAGCCCAATAAAAATATTTTTTTGATAAAGTGGACTTTGGATTATATTATCCAAAGTTATCAATGCTTTAGTATTTGCAATTTCGGGAGCAACTGATAGCGAATGTACCGATCCTATTCCAACAGAAGTAAAATTGAAAAAGATGTTATTTACTGTTGAGTCTGTTTTAATTCCAGAAAGTTTAATACTATTTGCATTAATTTTAAAAGCAAATAGTTCTGTGGGTAATAAAGTAGTAGAAATTCCAGATAATGTTCTATCGGTAGTAGCAATTCCAATTGCAGATCCTCCAGGGCCTGGATCATAAATCAATTTTTCTCCGGTGGAGAACTCATGATTGTTAATTGTTAAAATAGAACTACCAATACTTGTTACTGAATTTGGGGAAAACTTAGTATGAAGTAAGCTATTACCATCGGATGTTAAAGAAAATGAAGTTATTCCTACAATATTACCACCAGAAGTTGTTGTAATACCGCTAAATTGTGGGCTTATATCATCAATCGTTAACACTTTATTAGTAATTGATTCTACATAAGGAATTATTTTTTTAGAATTAAATTTAATAAATTTAGAAAATCCATTACTCAATGTTTCTTCTGATCCCAAATCAAATGATGATTTAGTGTACAAAGATGATACATTATCAATTTCAATTAGTAACCCAACTTCACTTGAGGCAATTGAAACTCTTGCTGGGATTGTATTTTTGATATCTACAGGGCTTAATACATCCAGATCTGAGAAGTTTTTAAATCCGGCAGTATGAGCAAGACTATTTACTGGTTCTTCCCAAGTAGAATATGGAGTTGTACTTTTAATTGCATATGAAAAATTTTGATAATAAAAACTATCTTGCAGTCTTTCAAATGAGTTGTTTAAAAATCCTGATGTGTTTTGCCATCCATTAGATTTTTCTGTAGATGATTTAACTAAGAAATTTCCATTAAAAGTAATTACATCAACAATAGTTGCTTTAGTTTTGGAATTATTCCCATTTATATTTGAATTTAAATCAAATACACCAGATACATCTTTAAGTTTTAATATTTTTGTTTTTGGATTCCACCCATTTTTAATTACTTTTCCGTTTACTCCAGATGTTGAATTTATAATCTCGTCTTCATTGAAATTTTGTTGTTGAATTACAACATTAAATTTTGCTAAATCGGAATCCTTAATAACTCTAGCAAAACTATTATTTACATCAAAATTACCACCTGTAGTTCCAAGTCCAACAGGTCTTTGATAAGTTACAGATGATACATTTGCATCATTTAAAAATGAAGTGATTTCAAAATTCTGATAATTATAATCCGAAGAATTGTACCCACCACCTTGAGTAAGTGGTTCTGATAAAATAGTACCCTCTACAAAAATTTGATCGCCAACTGAAAATGGAAAACTGACAAATCCATTATTTGGACGTTTTAATGTTAATGTATTAAAAGATCCGTTAGATTCCGCATTAGTTACTGATACCCCATTACTGTTATTGGTAGAAACAATAGTTGGGGCAATTTCAGGTAATCCACCAGCCGAAATTAAAATATCTACTCTGGATACCGAGGATCCTGATAATTTGGTTTCTAATATAGTATTACTATTTTCTATAACAATTGGAGTTGGTGGAGTTACATATCCAGAACCGCCGCTACTTATACCGACTTGAGAAATTATAAAATTATCTTTAACTCGCAATATTGTTGGCAATTCTGATTTTGGTACAATTGTGGTATCAGCAGAATAGTTATATCCAACATTCAATGACGATGAACTTTTTATTTTACCAATAATATCAGAATAAGATCTAAGGATTCCCGAAGACCCCGTATCAGATACAATATTAGATATCGCAGGTAAAGATCTATATCCAACTCCACCAAAAAACAATTTGACTTTATCAATTCCACCTGATGCCGATATAGAATTAGTTGTATATTTAATAATTGAGGTGTTTGATTGATTATATAATGAATGTTCTGGTTTTTTGTTTAAATTTAAAGTGAAACTAGTTGAACCTATGCCAGAGACAACAAATTCATTATTGTACAAACTACTATTAATTAAAATTTTAGAAAAATCTTTAACATCTCGGTCTTGAGAAATTTTATATTCTTGTCCATCTGTCAAATCTTCTTGAGTTAATGCATAATATAAAATTTCAGGTGTATTAACATTTGTAGACAAATTAACTTTAGTTGATGCCGATAAATTTCCAGGTATTCCTGATCTTGTTATTGTTGGAAGTGAGTATTCATTCAGTAAATCTTGATCAAGATAGAAACGTAATTTAAAATTAGAAAGACTTAAATCTGATACAGCAAACCCAACAGTATTCCCTCTAGTAAATTCAATTCTAGGATTAATTAAAGATATCTCATGATTACCTGATCCAGTAGTTGTTATTGCAACAATAGTTGGATTCTTTTTAAGTGTTTCTGCATAAGTATTTGTTAATCTAATAACATCATTACTATCTTTTATAACGTAGTATGAATTTCCATTAATTAAAGATGCTGCTGGGCTACTAGCAGTATAAACTACCTTATCGCCATTTTTAAAATTGTGCGAAGATATACTAATGGTAGAAACTGTGGTTCCAATTCCAATAGAGGTTGAAGCAAAAGATACTGGGTTAATTACTATTTTATCAATCAGGTCATTATATTTTACAATTGCATTTTCAGTTCTATTTGGAGTCAAGGTCAAATTGATTGCATTGGAAGTTGATATTCCATGACTACTATCAGTAATTACTGTAGTTTCAAACTTAGTTGCTGTTCCTGTGATATTTTTATTTACTGTAGTTAACTTGTGAGTTGATCCGCTACCAATACCTACAATATACAGTGTGCTTAAACTTCCAATTCCAGATCTAGTTGTTCTTATTCCAATGGTATCCGACGCCTCAGATAGTCTAGTTACAAATATTAATTGTCCGTCAGTTAATGTAAATGGATTACTTAAATTATCATATTCAGATACAGTAATTCCTATTCCAGAATTTGAAGAGTATGTAAATGGTTCAAAGGTTTGAAATGGTGACGATTCACATCCACAACTCAAACATGGAATAAAAATTGATTTTGCCCCAACAAAATTAAAATTTTTCTTCAATACATTAAAAGTTAATCCAACCCCAGTTAATGATGCACTGTTGAATTGAATATTAATAAAAGTTGATCCTATTGAAGTAATTCTAGATTCACTGGTATTAATTCCTGCCGGGGTTCCGTTTGTAATTTGAATAAAGTCTGATGGTTGAAATGAGTGACTATTAAAGAATATTCTTGTTGTTGCTCCAGTTGTGATTCCAGTTGAAGTAAACGAGACTCCATACCCAATAAAGTATTTTGATCCAGTAGTCCCCAAACCAACAGATGTTAGAGGATCAAAATATGTGGTTTTGTTTTCTCTTATTACTAAATCAGTTTTAATATTTGGTACACTATATGAAAAACTTCTTGGGGTTAAAGTGACCACATCCCCCACAGAATGTGCGACTCCTACAGTACCATCATATGCTCTTTGTACTCTATATGAGTTATCTACAGTTTTTATATTTAAAATTAATAACTTTTCAGCTCCAACTACAATAGTGTCATCAGTAAAAAGTCTTCCCGAAGTTGCAGATTCTGACAAAGTTATTGTGGTTACAATACCAGTTTGAGTAGAATTACCAATGGTGCTTAATAGTGATGTCGATACATCTGGAACGGATATAGTAAAACTACCTTGAAATTCTTTAAATGCCGAACTACTAATTCCAGAAATAACAAGAATTTGATTGTTTGATAATCCATGTGGGGATGTACTAAAAGCTGTTACTGTGTTTTGATTATAATTAAATGTTAAATTATCAATTTTAATTTCATTTGAGGTAATTGATATTACATTTTTACCTACTAATCTATCAACTTCTCCAGAAGCACCTCTTCCGCCAGTTCCGCCATCGTCAAAGATAAGATTATCTCCAATTTTATATTCACTTCCTGGTGATAAAATTTGAACCGAACTAATCCCAGAAGAAAATACGGAATTAATTATAAATGATTCATTTTTATTGCTGAAATTATTTAATCCACTATAATATACATTAGATTCTGTAATTCTATATGGGGTGGAATTTCTTGAAAGTGTACCATTTAATAGTAAATTTGAACTTTGATTATTTAATAAATCAAAATTGAATAATTCTGCTTCATTTTTAAATTTGTTTACTGTATATGGGAAAGTTGTTCTAGTTGCAAAATATGCATACGTTCCATTTGGAAATTCTGGGGTAACACAAAATCTTCCGTTATATTCATCTAAATCACCAGATTCTGTGTATTCATAATCAGTAGCAAAAAATCCAAGAGGAAATTCTGCAGTTGATGGTCTATTTGGTTTAGATACTAATGTGTAACTACTTAAAATTTGTTTAGGGTTAGCAGAACTTGTTTCCGAAGAACCACCATAAGGACCATAAATTGGATTGCCATCATATGCCCATCCTACAATTGGAGAGTGAACTGTATTAATTCCAACTTCTACTAAGGATGCATTTAAATTATCATGCAATGTTCTTCTTAATCTTTTGGGAGCAATTATAGAAACAAATTGGGAACCTAAATCTGAATTAAAACTTGGAATAATTATACCATCATCAGTTGCAGTTGGGTATTTTGAAAATGAATTAACTTTCCATTTTTGTATATTTGCTCCAAACTTTGCTCTAGAACCTAAAGTTTGAACTTGAATTGATGTTGTATCTTGATTATAATCTTTTCCAGAATCAATAATTTGAACAGATTCAATTGCACTATCAACTATTCGTGCCTTAAGTCGTGCAAATTTACCATCCCCATCTACAATTAATTCTGGTGTTGAAACATAGCCAGATCCCTGTTCTAAAACAAATACATCGACAAGTTGACCATTTACAACACGAGGTTGCAAAATAGCACCAGAACCACTTGTAACAGTTACTACTGGCTTTCTATTAAAATTGAGTATTTGTGATCCATATTCATATCCTCCATTTGTTAAGAAGATATCTTTTACCACACCTCTTACAGATAAAAATGCAGTTGCTTGAGTGCTTATACCTGTAGTTAAAGATGAATTTGTAATTCCATCTATATTAATTGTAATTGGAGTGTAGTTAAATGTATGAACACCACTTCCAATTGAAGATAATTTAACATAATCGTTATCAATTAATAATTGGTTTGAACTTGCTGTTGCAATTCCAGTGAAAGTTGAAACCCCAACAATTTTTTCAACCAGTCTAAATTTATCACTATCGAGTTTTAAAGCATAGTATATTTTTTCTGTGCTTAGTCCAGAAATTGCAGATCCAGTTCTAGAGTATACAATTTCTTCTCCAGTTTCAAATCCATGCCCTTTTGCAAAAATATAATCATCTGAGGTATTAATACCAACTAAGGCAGTAGAAATTCCTGGAAATACTGGAGGATATGATGATGAAACAATTTTAATATTTCTATTTTGATAACCTTCTCCTGGATTTATTACCTGAATAAAATCAATAATCTTTCTAATTTTTGTGTCTACAAACCTATGGGTACCTGAAGACTCTTGATTTAGTGAGATGGGATTGTTTCCAGTTAATGAATCCGATTTTGTATTCATTAACTTAATATTTACATTATCAATTTTATTAACAAAATATATTGAATTATTAATTAAAGAAGCATCAATATTAACACTACCAGAGGTGCTTCCAATTCCAATTTCATTATTATCTAAAGATTTGTAAATTACAGCATCT